TACAATATAATTTGTCTTATCTCTCAAATCTATTTTTCCATTTTTCATTTTTTAACTTCCCTTATTATCTTGTTTATATGTAAAGATTTATCAATTTGCAAGACCTCAAGCTCTACCTCTGCCTGGATACACTTAAATGTTAGCTTTCCATTGGTGTTGCGAGTAGCCTCTCTGCGTAATTTCATACATGAACTAAGGTTATCGGTGTACATAAATTCGTTTGCAGTTCTCCAATCATTCGGATCTCCTTGAGAGTTAAACATTAACAATGCAAATACTATAGCTACACTTTTCATTCGTGAGCTCCATTGTTTCTTAACTTGTCAATTATCTTTTCTGATTTCTCAAGTCTATCTTCTAAGAACTCTACCTTTAATCTAAGTTTATTTATCTCTGGCATCTCTTCCTCTACACTTTCTTTTAACTTCTCCTGGTTGCTGCTTATAAATTCCACCAACATGAAGAGCTCGTTTATTTGTGGTGATACCATATTACCTTTAGGTACACCTACAATAAATTCATTTGCTTTTTGTAAATCATTAAGCATTAGTTTCTGTTCTGTTTCAATTATGTTTAATCTTTCAACAACAGTAAATGCAAACCAGGCTCCGACCAAACATGCACTTACAATACTAATTAAATTTTTAAATGGCATGGATACTGGTGTTGCATCTGATAAGTCTAATCGTTTCATTATTTCTTACCACTTATTTTTTTTAGTTTATCAAAAGATCTGGCCCCAGTTAATCCGAGTAAAGAAAACAAAACAGTCATGAGAGTAGAACTATCTAGGGTAGGTAGATCTATTGTTGTACCTCTCAAAGCACACACCCAGTTTGTTATAGGTATAACTAGAAACTGAAACATAAAAGCAAACACACATACCCAGGCAAGTGTGGGCCTCCATAATCTTTGTATCCAGGATAAAGCTCCAGTAGCTTTTGCATCCTCTCTATTTATTTTTGCTTGTTCTTTATCTACATCCACTAAAGCCTTCATTAATTCTTTTTCTAAATCTGCTTTGTGTTGAGCCACTTTGTTTTTATCTGGTACCAAATCAACTGCTTTATTAATTATTGGTAACAGAGCTGTTAGTCCTTGTATCATGCTGATACTCCTTTCTTTATAACTTGAGGAACACATCCAAACTTAATGTACATTTCACCAGAGTTTATATCATCTGGACCTATGGCAACTATTTTTTCTAATGAACTTTTATAACCCTGGACCATACAAGAGTACGCATCTGGGAAAGCATTAGGATATGTATGAGGAGGCAAACAAGAGTTTGCAATAGAAGAGCATAGTATAAGTGTTAGTACATATTCCATTAAATAAATTTTCCAATTTTTAAACCTCCTATTATAATAGATAATACTCCCCCAATATAGAAGATCACTTTGAGGCCACCTCTTCCCATGGCTACTTGTTCTTTAAGCTGCACTATATCTTTGGTATTTTGTTCTACATCTTTGTGGATGTGGTCCAGCTTTTGACTTATATGCTTTAGGGTAACACTTTGTACTGTAATTTTTTTTGCTCTAGCCATGTTAAATCATAGCATGAAAATTAAAAGATTTGTAAGAGTACATTGAGTAAACAAAATTATTTAAAAGGTTTTCCAATAGACCAGTTTACTAAACTTTCTCTTGTACCTTTTGTAATAGGTGTAACTTGATGCCAGATAAAAGATGGAAATATAATTAATGATCCTAAATCTTTAGCCTCAGTTACAGTTATAATTTCTTCGTTTTTTTTATTGTACCATTTGAATTGAAAATCTCCTCCTTCATATTCAGAGGGGTTTGTTAATTGTAGTGTTAATGATAATTTTCTAGTTTTACCATGAAAATTTTTGTTATCAGATACAAAAGTATTTGGGCCTTGATCTGAGTGCCAACCAAAATAATGACCTTTTTCATATTTAGTATATTGCATATCTTGATGCCAATCATAATCAAAATTCCAATTAGCTTTTATATTTGCATTATCTATAAAAGGAATTAATAAGTCATATATCCAAGGTTCATTAATCCAAATAACTTTGCAATCTCTTTTACTTTTTTCTACTACTTGTTTGTTATTAACTAGAATACCACCATCATTAAGTTTTTTCTTTCGAGCAATAGATAATATTTTAGTACAATTTTCTTTAGAAATTGCTTTAGGAAAGTAATAATAATTATTTTCTAGTTGCACTAATACTTAGTTCCATCTGGATCACTAGGATCAGTTGGCCAAGTTACATTCCAAGGATCAGTTGTATTAGATGGAAGATCACGCAAAGATTGTCTATATTCTCTCATTTCGTCTGTCATTTCTGCACCATCTGATAAACCATAATGATCTGTAATTTGTAAATAATAATTTCTGTTTGATCTTAATTGTGCAAAACCAATTCTTAAATTTTCTGCTCTTTGTTCTTCACTATCTAATTCAACATCTTCTAAAGACCAAGAATTTTTCCAAACTCCACTTTCAATTTCTGTATCACTACTAACATATTTTTTTGCAAGATTTAGATTAGATGGTTCTGGAGTATGATAATATATACAATAACCTAATTCAGCTAATACATCCATGTCATCTAAATTTTTTCCTGGATGACAATTTTGTATATTACTTCTAATTTCTAAATTACCAGTTGGTTTATTATCTTCTAACTTTTTATAAAATTTTTGTTCCATATTATAAATCCTCTGTTCCAGTTGATGGAAAGGCTCTTGTTACACCAGTCGCAGTTTGACCATAAATTATTCTAACAGCACCTCCAGCAGATGTAGCTTGTGTTCCACCTCCTTGTGGGCCACCAGCACCTCCGCCATAAAGACCACCATTTCCTCCAGAAGAATTAGGAGCAGCTTGACCATCTCCACCATTACCACCGCCAGAGCCGCCACCTCCGCCGCTGCCTCCAACAGAAGTTCCTCCTTGACCGCCTCCGCCAGAACCAGATGAACCTTCGCCAAAAATTCCTACTCCGCCTCCGCCGCCGCCACCAGCCTCAGAACCGCCTCCAGTTCCTCCGCCTCCGCCGCCGCCTCCAGATCCATTTGATCCAGAATTAGCTCCAGCAGTCGAAGTTTTACCAGCACCAGCACCACCATTTCCAGAGTAACCAGCCGCACCTCCACCGCCAGGCCCTCCAAAATTACCAGTATCAGCACCACCATTACCACCAGAAAATCCAGCAGTTGTTGTACCAGATGCACTACCACCACTTCCACCACTTGAAGATGGAGCAGATGTTGTACCAGCACCACCGCCTCCAGCAGTTGTCGCTGTTCCACCATAAGTAAATGATGATGAACCTCCAGCACCTTGACCTTGACCTTTTCCAGCACCTACTACTATAGCCGCAGTTTGACCAGCTGTAACCGAAATTCCATTCCTATATGCTAATGCACCTCCACCTCCAGCACCGCCAGAGTTACCATTTGAATTTCCTCCACCAGCACCTACACAAAGAACAGCTACAGAAGTTACACCAGTTGGTATTGTAAAATTGTATGATCCAGGAGTTGTATATTCAGCTTGACCAGTTGGTGGAGCCTCAAGGTCTGGAATACTTGATGCTATTGTTGGTATCCAACCTTTTGTTGAATCTATATATCTAATAAATAACGATCTTTTATCTGCATTTAATTCTGGACTAAAAACTGTACCACCTTGAAAATTAACTGAACCTTGTTCTAAAATAAGTTTGTTAGTTTGAAAAGTTCTTGCATAATCTAAAAATCCTATTTCATCTCCTACACTTGGAGATGTTGGTAATGTTGCTGTAAAAGAACCACTACTTGTATCACATGGATAAATTTCTCCAGCAGATGCATTAAAGTTAGCAGTCTTAACTGATTGAACAGTTAAACCAAGAGCAGCTGTTCCTTTTGCAATTAGTTGCCAATGTGATGAATTAACAGTACCACCAGTTGATGGAGTTTGTCCACTTGCTGGTGTGTTATTAATATATAAAAAAGTAGATATAACTCCAGTATCAGTAAACTGAACTACATCTCCTTTATCATAAGTTGTACTAGCATTATAAGTACCTTGATTACCACTAGCTAATGATGAGCCTTTAGCAAAAATTGCCCAATGAGATGAATTTATTGTACCATTAGTTTGAGGTACTTGACCAGTAGCAGTAGAATTAATTTTAACAAAACTTGAAGTTTCATTTTGATCAGTATGTTGTACTACATCTTTAACAGCATAACTTGTACTATTAGAGTATGTACCTTTTTGTGTAAACGAAATTTTACCCAGATCAACAGTAGCCAATGTAATCTCCTTTGTTCATATATGTTAAGTTAAGTATTAAGTTTTTTTTTATATTTTTACACATAAACATTTAGAGTACACTATATAGTAACCCTTAAATCTCCATCAGTTGTTATACTCCAAGACATACCACTAGCTCCATAAATAACATCATCAAAAGCTGCGTAGGCTGTAGATGATATATTATCAGCACCTCCATTAGTTGTTGTTACTCTTAATGTAGGATTTGTTGCCTCATCTACTATTTCAAAACCATATACCTCTGCTGCTTGAGCTGTAAGTGTGAGAGTTTCATTAGAACCAGCATTTGTTATTGTTTTTGTTAGTCCACCAGCAACAGCTATCTTACTATTTAATACACTAGCAGATGTATCATTAGCAGATACTTTTACATTTTGATCTTGAGATGCTACTGTTTCCCATTGTGATCCAGAATAATATTTAAGTTCATTTGAACTCGTATTGAAATTGAGATCACCCGGATCTAGTGAGGTTGTTGGATCAGATGCACTTACTCTATACCTTTCAGCAAAACTATTAATACCAGCAATATTATTTGCTGCTGTTGTAATATTTGCTTTAATACCTTCTACTGCATTTAGATCTGATACAAAATCTGTTGTAGCTAATTGGTTTAAATCACTTACAATATCAGATGTAGCTAAAGTATTAAGATCTGAAATAACATCAGTAGTAGCAAGTAAGGCCATATCAGCAATTACATCAGCATTACCTAATAATGCCATATCAGCTATAACATCTGCATTTCCGAGTAAACCTATTTCAGTAGCTTTACCAGCAACAGCAGAAATATTACTTGCACCTATATTTGCTACAGTAGTTATATTACTTGCAATAGGTCCTAATGCAGCAATCTCTGTTGTTAGTGTTGCTAATGTATTTAAGTTTGCAGTTGTTGGTCCTAGTTGTAAAGATGTACCATTACTATCAAAAGCTATAACTTTATCTGCATTATTAGATGGAGTTGGATCATAAGGAAATTGTAAAGGTCCAGATGTTCCAGAACCAATTACATTTCTTGGAGTAGTTGGTTTTAACTGGATAGATCTATCTATCATTTCTTTTAGTTGTTGTTGTCTAATAACAATGTTATCAAACTCAGTTTCTAAAGTAGTAGGATTATTTGCTTGGCCAACTTGAAATACAGTAGTTCTTGATAATGGTTGATCACCAATAATAGTAACAATATCATTTTGAGCTGGAGTATAATTAGTACCACCAGATCCAGAGTTATCTATAAATGTAATAGATCCAGTTCCATTTACAGCAGATACAGTTGCGTTGTATTGTACACTATCTGTAAGCAAAGTATCATTTTGATAAACTTGTAATTCAGATGCAGCATTTACTTGAAAAGAAAAATTATAAGGACCAGCTCTGTTACTAGATCCTACAGTATATTGTATTCTTCTTGCTACTTCATTTATATTAAATGTTGCCATCTATCGTTTACCCATCAATTCTTTTTTCTTTTTTAAATTTTCTATTCCTATATCAATTTGAGGATAAGTAGTTTTTAATTTTTTTAAAGCATCCTCTCTAAAACCTTCTACCACAGTAAGTAACATTTGTAATTGTTTTCCCCTTTGTGGTCCATCCTCATGATTTTCATGTCTTTGCCATGTAGAACTTTCCATTTTTTTTTGCATAGCATCAAGCAAATCACTATAACCATTTCCATCATTATCTCTATTTATAATAGTTACATAATCATAATATTGTTCACTATCTAAATTTATTACACCACCTACCTTTTTAGGATGCATAGGTATTCCTAAACCATAAGTTTGTAGCCAATCATCTACCATATTAAAGTTATCTGTATGTTTTATCTTGATTGGATTTATTATACCTTGCTCTGGTCCTTCCATTATTTCACCCCAATAATTTAAAGCTGGTTTAAGATCTGGGTTAAAGAAAGGGCTATTTTTATGTATCTTATTTAATGATTGATAGAACTTTCTAATTGGTAAAGGTATATCTGGGTTTTCATCAGTTCTACCAAAGAAACCGAAGAAACCATAATCAGCTTGTTCTGGTGAAATCATAGTATTGTATATTGTCGGATCTTGCATTTTTTCTAAATATGTACTGAAAGTACCAAAAGGATTTGTAACTACACCATAAGTAGCCTCCATAACTTGATCACTTATAGCTGCCAAACCATTCATAAGTTTAGTTTCTTGATCTGATCCTAATCCATTAAATGCTTTAGCTATTGTAGAAATACCCTCTAAAAAAGGTTGTTCACCCATGTATGTGTACATCCAAGATATACCAGCAGCAAAAGCAGCTTGTATGTTTTCATCTTGAGCATAACCATATTGCTCTGGTCTTGATGCTGCATATCCAAGATCAGCTGCCATAGCTAAGAATGTAGACATAGGCTCAAACCTTGCAAAACTATAAAATTTAAAGTTACCATCATCTTGTCTAAAACCTATAGAGTATGGTTGATAACCATTTCTAAAAAAAGCATCTCTTTCTTTTTTAGTGCCTGGAGCTCTACCAGTAATTATAAAATCACTAGATCCATCAGCAGCTCCATAAGTATATTGCATAAATTGATACATAAAGAATGATGTTGTTAATATTTTTGCTTGAGCTAATTGTTTTTTTGCTGGACCATTAAGACCTTTCAAATCTCTTTGTACAGATGGCATAAAGAAAGCTGTAAATGGATTTCTTTTAGAACTTTCTAAAAATATATTTGTTACTGTTTTGTAGAATGGTACAAATAATTTTACCTCTGGTATGTTCATAAATGATTGTAAATTTTTTAATGCACCTGGAGGTAAGTCTGCCTGGAATGTACCTTCTAACATACTAGCTTTTACATCTAATACTGTTTGATAACTAGGATCTGATAATTCTTTAGTATAAGCTGCCTCAGCATCAGCTTTGCTACCACCAGTATTTATGACTTCATTGTATTTTCTAGTTGCTAATCTTTCTAGTTCTACTTGGAATAATATACCTTTCATAAACTCATCCTCAGCAACAAGTAATCTACCAGGAAATCTTGCAGCAGTTCCCATGTATTCTAATATCATACCAAGGGGAGTATCTGACATACCACCAGCTAGTTCTTTACCTATAGCTTTTCTTGGTGGTAAATCTAATTTAGTATTTGATGCACCTTTTTTAAAACCCTCTATCATATTGTCTATACCTAACTTGCCACCATAGTTAAGAGCTTTAATCATAGATACTACCTCATTGAATTGTACTCCTTGAGGTGATCCATTAAATGGTATTTTGTTTAATGTTGCTGCTACTGTGTATTCCATAAGTCTTAGTGAATTAAATCCTAAGTTACCTATTGTGTTTACTATGTGTGTTATTGGCGACATCAATCTTGAGTTTACCCATAACTCTATCCAGCCATCTTTCCATTTTGATGCAAGAGATAATTTAGCAAACTTACTAGCTTGATCTGGTCTAAGCATAAGAAAGTGTTGAGATATATTTTTAAAACCATTTTCACTAAAATCTGCGTTCATATTATCAGTCATCCATTTAATAGTATCTGCTGCTGTACCTTTATCTACTGTAAGTGAAGGATCTATTTTTTGTACCTCTTGGATTACTCTGAGTTTTTGACCAGCTGAGGATGCATCAGCAGCAGTCTTAGAAAGTATTTGACCATACAATCTTAACACTTTGTAAAACTCTATTTTCTCTGCCTCTGTAGCTGTACCTAATCTACCCTTGTCTGCAATCTTAGCTAAGTAAGTGTATAATATTTTTGTTTCCATTATAGCTCGTACACCCACATCAAGAGGTAGAGCTTGTCCTTGTTTTTTATTTAATATTGTTAAGTACACATCAGATCTACCAAGAGATGCTGCCTGGTCCATAAGCTGCTCTACATTTACCTTACCACCTTTGGCATTTTCTATTTGATCTTTAAATATTGTATAAACTGTATCTGAAAATTTATTTGCTTTAAATGTACCATTTATATCAGTATCTAAATCATTAAATATTTTTTTAAGACTTTTTGTTTTACTAACATCTTTTACAGTTCCTAATTCAAAATCTTCTAATATCTTGTTTACAGTTTTTAATTCATCCTCATCAAACTCTTTAAGTATAATTGTACCAGTAGCTTGATCAATTTCTATATCACCTTCAATTTTATTAAGTATTTCTTTTTGTTTATCTAATCTTTCTTTTTTATCTTTACCATAAGGAGTACCTTTGTGTGATGGTTTTGATGGTAGTTTAAATCCACCAGCTAGTAATACTTTCTCCTCTTGTAATTGTAGATCTCCTCCTATTTGCTCTTGGTCCTCTGTATTTATAGGAGCTACCTCATCACCTTTGCTTACACTTTTAAAATCAACATCATTGTCAATCATTGTCTTGTCATTCTTTTCCAAGAAATCTAAATTGACTGTAGTGTTTGTAGTTTCTGCTACAGTATCTAAAGGTAAGTCTTTTGATTTAAGAGCCATTATTGATCAGCTCCTTTTGTTTGATTGTTTATACTTTGGTTTGTGTCTGTTTGTTTTCCATCGATCTTCTGATTTTCGACAGTATCAATCTTGCTCGGTGAAATGCCTCCTTGGAAGTCATTGGCTTTTCTTTCAATGATTGATTTTGCTGCGTCTGCATAACTTTTTGGTTCACTCTTAACTCCTATTTTTGTATATAATCCTTGTTCAAAATACCATAAAACAGCCTGGGTGTCACGATTATTTAATGTAATACCATACTCATTTTGTAAGCTATTTCTTACCTCTGTTATGTAATTATCCATTATTTTTCTTTCACTTAAATTTCTAGGTTGATCAGCACTTGCTTTTACACCATCTTTTTTAATTGTATAAACATTACCAGACTTTCTATTAAATCCTCTAGTAAACCAAATATCTGGAACAGCCTCATCAGAAGTACCTAATAAGCTCTGCATAAATTTACTTACTTTAGGTCCAAACATATCTGCACCATAGATCTCTTTATCTAAAGCACCAGAAATAGGTTTCATATCAAAAGATTTTCTTAATTCATTTAATTCTCTTCTTGTAGTTGGAGTATCTAGGAAATCTATAAAACTAGCTAATCCATTTTGATCAATGTACTTTTGCACAAATTCTAATTGTCCTTTTAAATGAGCTCTTTGTGTCCATCCTTTTTCATCACCAACTTTGGCCTTACCCATTTTTACTAACACATCTTTATCTGTTTGTTTACTAAATGGATTAGTTGTTGGTATCTTGCCAGTATCTAGATAAATGTCTGCAATTTGTGCTGCTACTTTAAAATCAGATCCTACATTTACTCCTGGTGATGCAATAGCAGTTAAAAATACAACAAAGTCTTTTATATCTTTATTACCTTTAAATTTAGGATTAATGTCATCTAGTTTTTCCATAGCTATTTTAATATCTTTGTCATACCATCCAGCTCCAGTAATCTCTTGATTTAATTGATACTTAACTTCTTTTGTACCTTGATTGACCATCTTAGCAAAATCATTTGGATTAGTAATATCTAATTTTTGAGCCTGGTCAAAATGATTTAAAATGTCGTCAATTTTTACTTTTTCATTTTTACCACTACCTTTAATTACTGGAGTAACACTATCCATAATAGACAAAGAATTAAAAGCATCCTCACCTTCTAACTCTGGTTCATACTTAAATGTACCTTCTTCTATTTGTTTGGCCAAAGGCCCTTCTGGGTTCATAGACGCACCAGCAGAAAAATTCATTTTGTTATTTATTTCTTTTATTGTTTCATTATTACCTTTAGATAATTTTTTCATGCCAGAGAAAAACTTAGTTAATAATGGTCCAATAGCCTCACCCAAAGGTCCTAACACTATATCACCTTGTATTGCTTTCCATTTCTCTGCAAGAACCTCATCAGCTGTTACACCATCAGTTACATCCTCTGGTGTTCTTAAATATTCAAAATATCTTTGTGCCATTGTTTCTGCATCTTTAGTTTCTATGTCAAAAGTTTCTGCAAGAAAACTTACAAAGTTTGCATCACCAGCTACTTGAGCTGTACCTACTGTTGCTGCCTCTGCTGATAGAGCTCTTGTAAGAAATGGCAACACACCTCTAGCTTTTATAAGAGCATTAAATAATCTGTAGTATCCAAGACCTGGGGCTGCAAACTGAGTAAGTCCTTCTGTCAATGCACCTGGTAAAGTTTCTGTATCACCTATCTTGTCATAAAAATTTCTTTTATAAAACTCTCCAATGTCTTTAACTATTCCATCTCCCTCTGGATCTAGTTTTTTTAAAGCCTCTGGACCTAATATAAATTTTTCAGCTCCAGCTGCAATCAATGTAGTAATACCTTCAGAAAGTTTGAAAACACCTCTAGCTGCACCTTTACCCATATCTTTTAATACTGGTTGTACTTTTGTTTCAAAGGTACCTCCAGGTTTGATTACATCATAAGCCTTTTCAAATATTGTTTTTTCTGTTGGTTCGTAACCATTATTAGTCAGTATGTAATCTCTATCTTCTGATTTATATTTATAATAATTTTCGTATGCTTTATCTATACTGCTCATTGTTGGTCCTCTATAAGTAAAGTTTGATATGCAAGTAATTTAGATCTTAGTATATCAATATTATCATCTGTTATACTTAATGGTCTTGTAATAGTTTTATCAAAGAAAGAACCTTCAACATCAATTTTTCTTTCTCCACCCTCTGGTATTAACTTAATACTATCTAACACAGAAATTATTGTATCTACACCTTCTACTGTTGTAAAAAGATTATCAAATTGAGATTTTGTTTTTGCCTCAGTCAAACCTAATTGTTTTGCATAGGCAAACATAGCTCTACTATTTAAAGTAAATTGTCCATACTTAGTTGTTTTTATTTCAGTTCTTTTTGTAATTATTTTAGCTTTTAAATCTTGAGAGGCTGTTGTTGTACCAACAATTTCTTTTGCTTTTGTTATAAGTTCATTCGCAGTTACATCTGGAGTATTTAAAAAGTATTCATATAGTTCTATAGATTTTGCTCTGTATCTATCAAAGGCTAAAGTTTTCTCTTCACTATCTCCTATTGTAATTCTTGTATCTTCATAACCAATAGCTTTTTTAAGATATGCGTCTGCTTGTTTAAATGTAGAGGTAAGTCTTTTATCTTTTGCTAATTTAAAATCTGATCTTTGTTTTGCTGTAATATCTCTTTTTGCATAAGCATCATCAATATCTAAATTAGTTATAGTTCCCATTATTAGCATCTCTTCTAATTTATCAAATACTAATGGATCTGTAAAAGCTCCTCCCTCTTCTTTTGTTTCAAAATCTTTGAGCATATCAGTATAAGCATCCTCAGCACCAGTAATACCTTTCATATCATTTAAAGCCTCTACAGCTTTCGCATAATCATTTTCTACAATAGCCTCATGAAATTTTATGTTTGTATTTTTAATTAAACTAGATTGATCAATAGCCAAAGCCTCATCTCTATCTTTTTTTTTATTAGCTACTCCATCTTTCCATTCTTCTACCTTATCAAGGTAAGCATCTTTTTCTTTGTTATCTAAACTTTTGTAAATCTCTTGCATGTTTTGATTACCACCAAAGTTACCACTCTCTGCCTGGTCATACATATCGTTTGCTTGTTTTACACTCTCTTGTACATCTGGTGTGATATAGTAACCATCAAGGTACATTTGTTTTTGCTTGACTATCTCTGCATCCCAATTAGCACTCCAGCCATCAATATCTTTATATCCTTTAACAAGTAACTCTAA